TACCCGTCGATGAAGGAAGGCGTAAAGCCTACACACTACGGAATGCTGGGTGACTCGAATGCACCAGACGAAGATCATTGGTATTACAAGCTGGCTGAAGAAGATAGGCCAGAGGATTGGAAGTTTCACCGTCAACCGGGTGGTGTGTATCGGGAAGGCGACGGATGGTACCTCAACGAGAAAGCAGAGAATCTTAATAACCTACCGGAAGGCTACTACCGGCGAGGTCTACAGGGTAAGACTGACGATTGGATCAAGGTCAATCTCGCGAATGAGTACGGCTTTGTATCGAGTGGCAAGCCAGTTCATCCCCTATACACTGATTCTATCCATTGCATGGCTGACGTTTACCAGCCTAATCCTGATCAGCCTATTGTGCTGGGCTTTGACTTCGGCAGGACTCCAGCTTGTGCGTTCCTTCAGAGAGATGCTTTGGGTCGCTGGATTTGTTTTGATGAATTCTGTCTAACTGACTCCGGTGCCGTGGACTTTGCACCTAGCCTCAAGCGATACATCGATGCGAACTACCCGAAGATACGGTTCCGCGGCTGGGGTGATCCATCGGGCGATAACAAGAACCAAGCCAATGCCGATACACCGTTTAAGATCATGCGAGCGGCTGGCATACCATGTACGCCTAAACTAACCAACGATCCAGCATTGCGACGTGCGGCTCTCGAACTACCGATGAAGGAACTCTGCATGGATGGCAAGCCACGCTTCTTGATTAGCCCTAAAGCACGAATGATTCGTAAGGGGTTGCAGGGCGGTTTCTGTTATCGACGCATACAGGTATCCGGTGAGAAGTACACCGATGAGCCAGACAAGAACGAATACAGTCACCCGGTCGAGGCATTGGAGTACGCATTGCAAGGCGAAGGCGAAGGCAGACAAGCACTAAGCAACGGACAGGTACGGCGACCAGTGCGACAGATGAAGATGGACGTTCGTGTCTTCTGATTGCTATGTGGTGTTTACGATTGATGAGGGGCATTGGTGGTCTTGGATACTGCATCCAACTATCCGACACTGTTACGTCATAGCTCCGGCAAACGGTAAATGGATCGTACATTCGATGACGACAAAGGGGCTGGAAATGTACACGACGGATGATGTGACCCACGTAGTCGAAAATGATATCATCGTCAAGGTTGTAATTAGAGAATCCCGGCGATCACTGTTCATGTTGAACACTTGCGTCGGACATACGAAGAAAGTATTGGGTATCAGTAATCCATTCATACTGACCCCATATCAACTGTATAGGTATTTGAGACATGAAATCACCGAAAGCACCTAAGCCAACAGCACAGCAAATCGCTGTAGAGCGCCGCCAGGCAGTAGCATTAGATGAAGAGATTGCGGAGCAGGAAGAACGCTTCCGTGCAATGGCTCGCGGTAAGCTAGGAACCAAGTCTCTCTTGGGCGGTGTACCACGTAGCCGTGCAGAGGCCGCAGGAGGCCGTGCAGGAGGCTCTCCAGCTCGTACCATGTTAGGCATGGGCGGTATGGGCGGAGCTACTCGTGGCGGCGCTGGTGGCGGTATGCGCTCTGGTCCGTACTCTGGCACACAAGCACAACTTAAGTAGGTAACACTATGAGCTTGCCCCCGCATCTTGGCTCGATCCAAGACATAAAGGAACGCGAATCCAAAGCATTCAACACGCAGTCAATGTGGCACGACCAATTGCAAGACGTGTACGAGTACTTTCTACCGCAACGAAACTTGTTTGATACCGAGAACACCGGCCAGAAGAAGATGGATCGCATCTTTGACTCGACCGCGTTGACAGCTATCCAACAGGGGGCGAGCAAGCTACAGGAAAACATTGCTCCGATCTGGTCACGTTGGGCTACCTTCCAACCGACCGATGAGATTGTCCGGTTATTGGAGTCAGGCCAGTTCGATGTATCCGAAGAGGATGTGCGAGCTAACCTAGATCAGCAGTGTGAGCTGGTCTTTGACTACTTGAATCGCTCTAACTTCCATACGCAGTTCTATGAAGCGGCGCTTGATCTTCTCGTGGGTACGGCAACCATGAAGATCGAAGAGACAGATGACGAAACCAACCCTATTTGCTTCCACACAATCCCTCAAAAGGGCATTGCGTTTGAGGAAGGTCCATATGGAACGGTCGAGACACACTGGCGACGTTTTGAGGTCAAGGCTCGTTTACTAGAGCGTATGTGGCAGGGCTTTGAAGCCTCGCAGAATGTACGCAACATGATCGAGAACAGCCCCAACACTGAAGTACGTGTATCTGAAGGCGTGATCTTTGACCCTAAGAGCAAGCGATACTATGGATGTCTTTGGGTTAACAACGAAAAGTCGTTCTCATGGACTGAGGACTTCGGTGAATCAAGCCCTTGGGTTACTGGTCGATACACTAAGGTAGCTGGTGAGATACGTGGTCGTGGTCCAGCGATGCAAGCATTGCCCGATGTACGCTCACTGAACAAGGCTAAAGAGTTTGTCTTGCAGAAAGCCGCTATTGACCTTGCAGGGATGTACACGGCTACTGACGACGGTGTTACGAACCCGTACAATATGGTCATTGCACCCGGTGTCGTGATTCCAGTCGGGTCAAACAACACCAACAACCCTTCTATTCAGCGCCTCGATACAGGATCGAACCTTGCTCTCGCGCAATTTGAAATCGTCGAGCTTCAGAACGCTATCAAGTTGGCAATGTTCAACGACCTGCGTGATCCTAGTGGTCCTGTTCGTAGCGCCACTGAAGTTGCTATTGAATCCCGAGAGCTTGCAAAGCGGATCGGGTCGGCATTTGGGCGACTTCAGACCGAGATACTCATACCAATACTCAAGCGTGTCGTCGCTATACTGACTCGACGCGGATTGATCGTCCCTATCGAGCTTGAAGGGCGTGACGTCAAGGTTAAGTTCACCTCTCCACTAGCACGAGCGCAAGACGGCGAAGACTTACTGGCTGTCCAACAAGCCGTACAGTTTGTATTGGGTACGTCTGGCCCCGAACAGGTATTGATGGCCTATAAGACTGAGGACTTCGGTACATGGGCGGCAACCAAGACGGGTATGCCTTCTCAATTGGTGCGGTCTGAGGTCGAGAAACAGCAGATCATCCAAGCTGGCGCACAAGCTCAGATGCAACAACAACAACCACAACAAATGGAAGCTGAATGACTTGGGAAACAATTGAGGGCGCAAGCCCAGATGCCAAGAGACAGAAAGCCAAAGCACAAGAACAGATAACAGAACTCACAAAAGCCTATGCCCGATGCTTCAATACTGAAGACGGGCAGAAGGTATTGGAGGATCTGACGCGTCGCTTTCTATTCGATAACTCTACCGCCCTATCTAGCCAGAACGTTGCTTACGAAGCGGCGTATCACAATGGCGAAGCGGGTGTTATCCGTATGATTATCCACTACATACAGCAGACGGAGAGACTATGACGGAAGAACCCAAGAAGCGGACGCGTAAAGCCAAGCCCAAGTACGAGGTTGTGTGCGATAACACTGAACACCTCGCGAAGATTGGATGTGAGCTTGACTGGCTTGACTGTCTGAATGAGCGGTATGGCTTTGAGAAGTTTGAGTACCTGCACAAGTTCCGTGCTTTTAGGTGCTACAAAGACGGACAACACGTTGATTGGATCGACGTAAACGATCTTGCTGTGATCAATGGCAAGCGCAGGGTGGAATCTATCCTGCTAAGACACCAACCCGTAAATGTTAAACGAGCAGTAATTCAATATCCTTGGAGATAATCATGGAAGAACAGGCCGTAGAAAGTAACGACACCCTGCAATCATTAGTAGACGCCGCAGAACCCACATTAGGGGAAGGCGAATTCTTTTTGAGTGATGGGATCAAGGGCGTTGGCGATCAACCCGAGTGGTACAAAGCCGACAAGTACAAGTCAGTAGCAGAGCAAGCCAAGGCATACACCGAGCTAGAGAAGAAGTTTGGCGGATTCACTGGCGCACCTAAAGACGGGTACTCCGTTGTTGAGGGTGTCGAGTCAGACGATGCGTTATGGCAAGAGCTAGTGTCGTTTGGTGAGAAGACCAACATGTCGCAGTCTGCAATGAACGACGCATGGGAATTGCTGTCCGCACAAGATCAAGCGGCTGAAGAAGTATCGATGGAGGTTGAGCTTCAGAAGCTAGGCGATAACGGTGTAGAGCGTGTCAAGGTTGTCGAGCAGTACATGAAGAACAATCTCGATGGCGATACATACGAGCGGTTACGTTATGCCGTAAACAGTGCTGAAGCTGTCGAGCTAATCGAGGCTCTCGTAAAGTCTACGGCCCCTGCTAAGTTGCCGATTGATGGCTACATTGAGCCGGGTGGTCTTACGTGGGAAGACATCGAATCTGAGATGTATAAGAAGTCTGACAACGGTCAGTACCTTCGATCTGTCGATCCTAATCACGAAGCCAAGATTCAGCGCATGATGAAAGAATTTGGCGGTGATAAGCCCAATGTACGTGTTGTTGGTTAATACACAGTCTGTGGTATCATAGCGAGATCGGATACCCCTTTCACAAGGCCCGGTAGTTTTAGGTTGAACGACTGACCGACTATCGGGTACTCAGTCCAAAATCTCTTAATCATTTTATACATTTGACATAGAGGAGACTGAATCATGTCAATTAATCTCTCCGCAGTAGCGGTAACTGAATTTGACAGCATGGTGAAGCACGCCTACGCAAACATGGGCCTGCTCAAGAACGCTGTCACACTCCGAAACAACGTCGTAGGTGATACCTACAAATTCCGTCGTATGGGCAAAGGCCTTGCAAACCAGAAGGCAAGTTCTGCCGATGTAGTTGCAATGGGTGTTGGACACGAGTTCAGGACAGCGACTCTTGCTAACTGGAACGCTCCTGAGTTCACAGACATCTTTGACGCACAAGACGTAAACTTTGACGAGAAGCAAGAGCTGGCGACTACTATCGCTGGTGCCTTGGGTCGTCGTTGTGACCAACTTGTCATCGATGCTATGGACGCATCTACACCACTGACAACTGCTGTACCTGCTGGTGGCACTAACTTGACTATCGCTAAGGTAAACTCAGCGCAGGTCGAGCTACGTGATCAGGGCGTACCTAACACTGAGCTTTTCGCTGTAATCGAAGCTGGTGGCTTGGGTGGACTCTTGGCCGATGAGAAGGCAACTTCTTCTGACTACCAAGCAGTCAAGGCTCTTGTATCTGGTGAGATCAACTCTCTTGTTGGCTTCCAGTTCATCATCCTTGAGACTCGCACGGAAGGCGGACTGACTGAAGCGGCTAACGTCGTTGACTCTTGGTTCTTCCAGCGTCCATCTGTCGGTCTTGCTATCGGTATCGATATGAAGACTGAGATCAACTACGTTCCTGAGAAGACCTCTTGGCTTACCAACGGTATGCTGAAGGCTGGCTCTGTCGTTCGCGACGA